ACACAGAGCATTACATTCACATGTAACTCAGTTATAGTAGTTGACGTAACACCTTAATTAAGGAGAAATAATGGCAAAGCTAAAGATAACAAGGGCTAATGGTGAAGTCACAGAGCACAAGATAACGCCAGGTGTCGAGTACGCTTTCGAGTTAAAGTACGGATCAGGTATTAGTAAAGTCCTACGTGAGCATGAACGTCAGACCGAAATCTATTGGTTAGCGCATGAGTGTTTACGTAGGGCTAACGTAACTGTACCTGTATTTGGTATCGAGTTTATAGACAGCTTAGATACTGTAGAGGTATTAGACGAAGAAAAAAAATAGCGCAGCGGGATTCAACACTTTATACAATAGCCAGCCTATCTGTAGAACTAGGAATTCCGCCTAGCGAGTTTATCAATATGGATGCTGAAATGCTTAGGGCAATCATCCAAGTACTTTCAGATAGAGCTAAGGAGTTGAAAAATGCCAGTAAACGTCACAGGCGTTAAGCAACTTCAAAAAGCCTTAAATAAGGTTGAACCAGAACTTAATAAGCAAATGTCTAAAGATATTAAAACAGCCATGCTTATTGTTCGAGATAAAGCACGTGGCTATTTACCGCAACAGAATGAAGTATTAAGTGGTTGGGGTAAAGGTACTCAATCTACCGATACGGCTAAATTTAGACCTTTCCCACCTTATGATTATTCACTAGCAAAAAACCTTATTAAATATAATGCTGGTACAAATAGACGTAACAGATCAGGTTTTGCAGCTGCATTTTATGTAGCCAACATATCAGCACCTGGCGCAATCTTTGAAACTGCTGGCCGTAAAAACCCTAGAGGATCTTCTGATTCTAGAAGTCTTAATCCTAATGCTGGTGTTAATTTTATAGAATCCGCTGAATCTATTAGCCAGATGAAAGGCCAAGGCAAACAAAAAGGCCGCTTGATTTACAGAGCCTGGTTTGAAGAATCTAACAGAGTTATACCTGCCGTAGTTAAGGCTATCGATACAGTGGCAACAGATTTTAATAAAAAGACCCAACTAGGTAAGGCAGCGTAATGGCCAATTTAATTGTCAGTGCAGTTAGCACCTTTGATAATAAAGGATTAAAAAAAGGCAAGAAAGAAATCAGCACCTTTGAAAAACAAGTAAAGAGTTTTGCCAAAGTATTTGCCACAGCCTTTAGTGTTAGAGCCTTAACTAATTACAGCAAGAAAGCCGTACAAGCGTTTATGGCTGATGAGAAGGCTGCCAAGTCATTAGAGCAACAATTAAAGAATACTGGTTATCAGTTTAGCTCGCCAAGCGTAGAGCTTTATATCGCCAACCTACAGAAAACTACAGGCGTATTAGATGATGAATTACGCCCAGCCTTTCAGCAATTACTAACAATAACAGGCTCAATTACAATGAGCCAAGATGCCCTAAATACAGCTATGAATGTATCAGCTGCCACAGGTCGATCTTTATCACAGGTGACAACAGCATTAAGCCGTGCATACGCAGGGAATACTACAGGCCTTAGCAGGTTAGGTGCTGGACTAGATAAAGCCTTACTAAAAAGTGGCGACATGGATAAAATCATGGCCAAACTTAATGAAAAGTTTGCAGGTCAATCCGCAGCCAGATTAGGTACTTATGCTGGAAAGATGGATTTACTAGCCGCTGCCGCAGCCAACTCACAAGAAATTATCGGCAAAGGTTTATTAGATGCATTAACTGCTTTAGGTGATGATAACAGTATTGAAAACATAACTACTGGCATGGAAAACTTTGCCACAGCTATAAGCGAAGTAGTTGTAGGGTTAGGACAAGTAGGTAGTAAATTAAAAGATTTAACAAACGTGCCTGGCGTTGGCAATATATTTGATGTTAGAAATATCCCAGTTATCGGGGCGTATATTGGCGGACTTAGACAAATTGGTAGAGGCGCTATGCCACAGCAAGATCGTGGCGGTCAAGAAAGAACCGCAGGTAGAGTTAATGCTCAACAAAGAAAACTGGAAGAAAGAGCTATTAAAAACTCTGTTGCATTACGAAAGGCAGAGAACGACCTATTAAAGAAAAAAACAGCTGTAGATCAATTAAAAGACAAGTTTGACCTAGAGCGTATAGGCTTAAATGTAGCCTTAAATGAAGCTGTAGATGCAGAAACTAAATTACGCATTAAGGCACAGATAGCGATATTAGATAACAATGAAGCGTTGGCTAAAAAACTGCTAGCCGAGATGGAAGCCACCAATAAATTAAAAGAATTTGCAGATGCGTTGGCAAATGGCACTAATAAATATGATGCAATGATTAGCGGTTTAATTGGACAATTTAGAGCGCTAGGTTTATCACTACAAGAATCTATGGCCTTAGCAGGTATGTCCGCTAGATACCAAGCCCAGGCTGATGCCTTTGCAGCTGGTAGAGGCCCAGGTGGGGCAGCGCCATTATCTACAGATCCATACGACATTTTAATTAGACAACTTGCGCCAGAATTAAATAGTCAATACGGATTACCTGCGCAAGAGGCCATTTCATTAGCCCACATGTCTGCAAGGTATCAAGCCCAGGCTGATGCAATTACTTTAAGAATAGATGCTTCTGGCGACAAGATGAGTCAAGCAATTGCTGAGAGTATTCAACAAGCGACTAGAAATGGTTATAGCACTTCTGGCGCTGGACAGTTGCCATAATGACAGTACCAGTAATTAATGCAGTAATTAATTTTAGCACTGGCCCTAGTTTTGCTCAGGCCATGATTTTAGATACAGGTATCTTAGGCACTAACGTATTAGCAGATTCGGCAGCTGTAATTGTAGATGTATCTAATCAAGTAAACAGAATTGAAACTAATAGAGGCCGTACTGCATTAAGTGATGAGTTCCAAACAGGTTCGCTTACTTTACGCATAACAGATCAAAATGGTGATTTTAACCCACAGAATGTATCTGGGCCTTATTACAATTTATTAACGCCTATGAAGAAGGTGCAAATTACTGCTACTTATGGATCAGTAACTTATCCTATATTTGCAGGATATATTACGAGTTATGTTACAACCTATCCACAAGAATCAGAAGATGTAGCAATGACTACCATACAAGCTGTAGATGCTTTTAGATTAGCCCAGTTAGCACAGATAAGCACAGTGGCTGGCACTAGCGCTGGTCAATTATCAGGTGCACGTGTGGACGATATTTTAGATCAGATTTCATGGCCAGTATCTCAACGAGATATTGATCCAGGTCTTACTACATTACAGGCAGATCCAGGCACTAACCGCACAGCATTACAAGCATTATTTACAGTAGCCAATTCTGAATATGGTGCCATTTATGTTGATGCCGATAATAACTTTGTATTTCAAGATAGAGGTGTAACGGCTGGATCTATTGGTGGCACACCTACAGTTTTTGCAGATGATGGATCTGGTATATCTTACTTTGATGCAACCTGGATATTAAATGACGTACTTATATTTAATAAAGCTACTATTACTAGAGTTGGCGGTAGCCCACAGGTAGCTTTAAATCAAGCCAGTATAGATAAATACTTTTTGCATAGTTATTTTTTAGATAACCTATTAATGCAATCAGATGCCGTAGCCCTAGATTATGCCCAGGCTTATATTGCTTCTAGGCAAGAAACCTCTATACGTGTGGATGCCATAGTCCTAGACCTATACACACCTAGTTACAACTCAGGCATAGTGGCAGCCTTAGACCTAGATTTCTTTGATCCAATTACAGTTAAAACTACCCAACCAGGTGGATCGATTTTAGAGAAGACTTTACAGATTTTTGGGGTAAGGATGAATATAACCCCGAATAGTTGGAAAACCACGTTCACGACACTAGAGCCCATCATTGATTCGCTGGTTTTGGATAACCCGATTTATGGTACTTTGGGCTATAATGTCCTAAGTTACTAAGGAGTAGAGATGGCAGCAGGTTTAGGTTTTAAGACGTTTACTACTGGTGAGGTGCTGACCGCAGCCGACACTAATGGTTACCTAATGCAAGGCGTTCTAGTCTTTGCAAGTGCAGCAGCTAGAGATGCAGCAATTACATCTCCACAAGAAGGCCAGTGCTGTTATCTTAAAGACACAGATGCAGTACAAACTTATAGCGGATCTGCATGGGTTGGCTTTGATGATTCTAATGCAATACAAAACTCTATTGTAGATGCTAAGGGCGATATTGTTGCAGCTAGTGGTAATGATACACCTGCAAGATTAGCAGTTGGTAATAACGGCGACACACTTGTCGCGGATAGTTCCACAACTACTGGACTTCGTTATCAGGAACCCAAGGCTAATAACCCTGTTCTTAACTCTGCATTTCAGGTTTGGCAACGAGGTACTAGCGTTGCTATTAGCGCTTCTTCAGGTGGATATACCGCAGATCGTTGGACCGCAGGTACTGGCGCAAACGGCGCAAGCACTATTTCAAGACAGGTTACAAATGATACAACAAATCTACCTAACATCCAGTATTGTGCGAGAGTTCAAAAAAACTCAGGACAAACTGGAACTGCTGGTTTTGCTTTTTATCAATCTTTTGAAACTATCAATTCAATTCCGTTTGCTGGTAAAACTGTTACTGTTTCCTTTTATGCTAGAAAAGGCGCAAATTATTCTCAAGCCAGTAGCCAATTAACATTTCAGTTATTGTCTGGAACTGGAACAGATCAAAGCATTTTATCAGGATATACAGGTTTAGCAATACCGTTACAATCCAATGTTACTTTAACTACAACTTGGCAAAGATTTAGCGTAACTGGAACTATTGCTACTACTGCTACAGAGTTTGCCGTTGGGTTTGAATATACCCCTGTTGGAACTGCTGGTGCTGCCGATTATTACGAAGTAACAGGCGTTCAGTTAGAAGTCGGTTCAGTAGCAACACCATTTAAGACTTATGCTGGCACAATCCAAGGCGAGTTAGCCGCTTGTCAGAGATATTACTACCGCCTAACGGCAGATACTACTTATGCTTACTTGGCTTTTGGTATGGCTACATCAACGACTAATGGCAAAGTTTCTGTACCTGCACCATCAACAATGCGGGTAGTGCCAACGGCGATAGACTCGCCAACTGCTTCAACTTTAAGATTTACAGACGGAGTGAGTGGTACGACTTGTAACGCATCTCCAACGCTTGATGCAGATACAACTAATGAATTATTAACTTTTAACGTCGGGGTTGCATCAGGATTAACTCAATACCGACCAATTTGGTTCGGTGCTAATAATTCATCATCAGCCTATATCGGCTTTAGCGCAGAGTTGTAAGGAGATACAAATGAATAATGTTACTTTTATTGAAGTTGAAGGCGTAGAACACGCCATAATTGACAAAGGCAACGGAGAATATACTTCCATGCTTAAATCAACTTATGATGAAATGATTGCTGAGCAAGCAAAGAAATTATCCGAGGATGTCGAATAACAAACCCTGGCTATGCGCAGCTGGAGTGCAGTTAAGAGATCAGATTGATACCTGGTTTCCAGATCGCAGCACTGCAAGTCCAGAAGGGTGGCTGGGCGATAGTCGTCATTCCGCCAGAAAATCGGATCATAATCCAGACAAATCTGGGGTCGTCCGAGCAATTGATATTAATGCTAGGTTACAGTCATCCGACAGCCTCGCACCTTATCTGGCTGACCAGATCAGAATCGCAGCCAAATCGGATTCACGCATATCATACGTCATCTATAACGGGCGGATATGCTCGAAAATATTAAATTGGAAATGGCGTAAATACAAAGGCATAAATCCGCACCGCTCACACATACATTGTTCATTTACAAAGTCAGGCGACAAAGATGGTAAGCCGTTCGATATACCACTACTAGGGGGCAAAATATGAAAATAACAAAGAAGCAAAAAGCAATACTAAAATCCTATGCACGTGGGGTATTAGTATCTTTCTTAACATTTTTAGCAAGTAATGAATTAGGTTTAGATCCAGCACTGTCTGTAGTAGTTGCAGCATTAGCTGGTCCAGCAGCTAGGGCTCTAGATAAATCCGATACAGTTTATGGTGTCGGTGCAGATGAAAAATGAGTCCAACAGAATGGGCTGGCTTTGGCGCTGGCGTTATGGCCGTGCTATCAGGCGGACTAATAGGATTACGTTTTCTCGTTAAAGGCTGGTTAAACGAACTAAGACCTAATGGTGGATCTAGTATGAAGGATCAATTAACAAGGTTAGAACAGCGTGTTGATGATCTATTCCTTATCATGAATAAGCGACAATAGCAATATGGCTACCGCACGCAAGCGTAAGAAAGTTAATAAGCGCAAAGGCAAATACACCCATGAGCAAATTAATACCAAGTTAGATACTTATGCCATTTCGTTGCGTGAGTTTTATTTAAGCCTAAGACGTGCAGGATTTCCAGTAGATCAAGCTTTAGGAATGTGCGATAAAAATGTATTCCCAGATTGGCTAACACCATCTAGCCCAGACTTTGATCCAGTTAATCCAGACCATGACCCCTACGAAGATGAGGATGATAATTAAGCGTTGGCTAGTAATCAGCGATTTACAAGTACCATACCATCATGAGCAGGCAGTTAAGAATGTTATTAAGTTGGCAAGACGTGAGAAGTTTGACGAGGTTTTATGTGTTGGTGATGAGATCGATTTTCAAACCATTAGCCGATGGGCTGAGAAAACACCTTTGGCTTATCAACAGACCATCCACCAGGATCGTGAAG